CTTCCATATTTTGTGCTGAGTTTTACCATGTGTATACTCCAAATCCCACAGATGATTCTCTCCGGCAATAATTGTACTTCCGTCACGAAAGGTAAGCTTATATGCCTGCTCAGTATCATCTACCATACTTTTTGCAACCACACTGCATATATCGCCGTTTTCATCAAAAACCTTATCTCCCGGCTTGATTTCACCCATGGTTTTAAATCCGTCAGGTGTTGGGATAGGAGTGTCAAGAGCAAGCTGCTTTCCGTTCTTTTTTGGTATCTCAATATATGCCGTGTTGTATTGACGGTAACCGTTTTCTTTTACTGTGCCGAAGATATCGGATATAATTTTTTGTTGCCACGGAAGGAGTGTAAACGGAACACCATGCCATTTACCTTTAGTGTGCTTCAGAGAATTTATGAAATCAATGGTACGCTTTGCTTTGGCTTCATCATGCATTGGGTTTGTCACCACCCAAACTCAGAAGGTTTTCCATTATATCGTCTTCGGAGTCGCCTGATCCTTCAGAGGATATACGGCTTCGTGATGAAGGCGTAAGACCGAACTCCTGACAGAAGTTTTTCATAATAGTAAGGTATTTATGAGCAATTGCAACCTGCGGAACTTGCTGCCAATATCCGGAGGGTGTCTTCACAATGGCACCATGTTTGGAAATGAATTCTTCAGCTTCTTTCCACCGTGCATATGCTTGACAGTATCCGGCAAAAGCTGTCATGTCAACCTCTGTCAGAATTCCCATCTGTTCCATTTGCTTTGAAAGTCTGCGCCATTCCTTTTTGGCTTCGTCATCGAGCCACTTGGGGCAGGCAGGAGCTTTCTTCTTGGGTTTTGGTTCATTTTTATTGAGCACACGCTTTCCGGGATTTCCCTCAAGCGCTTTTATTGCCGTTGGCTTTGGCTTTCTTCCCTGTGCCATAGTTAACACCTCCTTTACGGCATAAAAAAAGACCTTTTCAGGTCTCGAAATAACGAACAGAGCCGTATGGCTCCGTTCAAGTTATATTGTTTTTTTTGGTATCAGAACAATCCCCATTCTGCGAATTTCTCAAATCCGCCGAGCGATGAAATGTATTCTCTTGCAATTTCGACAATTTCGGAATAAGGTTTTCCGTCTACTGTTTCATCACCGATTGCTACGCTGAGTGTTATTGTTTCTCCTGTTTCCTGTGCTTTTAAAAAAGCATATATATTTACGGAAACATCCGCTTTGCTGAGGTCTTTTCCGTGAAGTCCTCCGCCGGTTACTCCGTCTGCCATATCAGAACCGAGCTTTCGGTTTGTAGCTCCGGTATCCACGTCTGTTCCACCTGTCCAGTAGCCTATTGGGTTTATAACGGCATCAGGATAGAGGCTATGCAGTTCATTCCCAGCGTGGCTTTGGCAGATTATGAGCTTATCACCATCAAGAATGTATTTTCCGTCGGTGCCGTATTTGGAATATATCTCCCCGGCAATATGTGAGATTTCCCATTGTTCATCGGTGAGAGGAACGCCTTTGAGTATTCCGTTATCACCGCAGCGGATGTTGTCGGACTGATTTTTTGCAAGATGCTCATCCTGACAATATAATTTGAAATCGACCATGATGTCATCTCTTTTACTGATTCGGTGAACGGCTCTGCAGACTTCGATTTTGTCAATATCGGCTGAAGTTTCAGCTATGATATGACAAACGCCATGTCCGATTAAAACCTCTACTGCCACCTTTGGATTGGGATTGTTTTTGTATGCAAGGTCGACAATTGCTCCTGCAATGCGGTCTGCAATCTTGTCGGGATGCATGGGATTTACTTTTTCGGTCATTTAAAATACCTCCGTCTTATTTTTTATCAAGTGTATCGAAGCACCATTTTATTGCTTCGCCACTGTTTTTAAATGTGTCTTTTGCTTTTTGGTTTAAAGATAAGCGACATTCAATTTCTGCATATTCTGCATCAGGCTCATCAACATATTCGTAAATACAAGCTTCGTATTTACCCATGTAGTTTGATGTTGCAAGGCATACAAAATCTTTGTATCTCACTATGGCATCGTAGCTTGGTGAAATAGAAAGTGCGAGTTTTTCGATGGTTGTAAAATCTGTCATTTTCGAGACCTCCTTAAATGCTGAGCATTCTGATTGCCGGAATACGTTTCTTTTTGTCTGAGCCGACTTCGTTGTATCTTGCGTTCACTTCGGTTAAGCCTGCCATTTGGAAGCCGTACTTTTGGAATTCGGCAAGGGTTTCGATAAGGCTTGAGAATGTGCTTGAAATGGTAAACTCGAAAATGTCGTTTGCCTTGAGGCAGTTTGCAATGTCTTCAATCTCGTTTTCCCAAATGCACTCGTTGAAGTCAATTTTTTCGTTTCCGGTTTCTTCGCAAGTTCTGTATGCCCAGAAAAGTGTAGGATTGATTCCAACCTCTTTGAGGTTAGGAACCTTGTTTTCAATTGCCTGTTCAAATGCTTCAATTTTTTTCATTTTAAAATCCTCCAAATAATGTGTTTTTGTCCCTTTCGGTAGTGACATATTACCTCTGAATGTACATTATATCAAGTCATTTATCGGCATATACTGCACAAAGATTTGTAAGGAAAACTGTGTATAATTAAGAGCCGGACTAAGCCGGCTCTGAGTGTTATTTTATATTATTTATTGATGTGATTGTGGATAATCTCTATGATTTCATCCTGTTCGTTTTTTGGAACTCCTATGGAATCAAGACTTTGTCTTATTCCGCAGTCGGGACAAATCGCTGTTTTGTTGTCGGTTCTTGAAAGTGCAGGAGCATCACTGTAAATTTGTCCGCATATCGGGCAATGAGTTTCTTGCCTTTGGATTGGCTTTGTCATTTGGATACCTCCCTGCTGTATCTGTAGGCTTCTTTTAAAATATTCATATCGAAGTTGAAGGTATGGTATCCAAAGGCGCAGGTTTCAAGGTAATGCTGTGAAGGGATACCGTATGGTCTACTATCGTCCATAATGTATACGAAAACCTTCTTTTTTCGTATGCGATTACTTGCCAACCCTTTATATTCGAACTCAAACTCCTTTTTGTAATAAAAGGTGGGATAACCTTCGTAGCGGTCGAGGCTTAATTCGTCAGATGCCGAAACTTCCCAAACGACAACCGGCACGTGGTAACCCTCGGCAGGTTCAATGGTAAGGTAAGAGCCGGTCTTGCTGCCTTTAAAAACCAGTCTCCAATCTTTGAGCTTTCCGACTCCAAGTATCCTTGAATCGGGGCATCGCCAATGCATTTGACTTGTGTTTAAATTACTGCCGTAGGCGATGTAGTACCTTTTCTTTGAATTTTTTTGCATAAAAAAATCTCCTTTCAAAATCGTCTTCTACCACCTTAAGACCGCCATAAGCGGTCGATGGGGAGGAGGGCTTGCCTTATCTTCCGTTGCGGAAGGCGGTATCTCCTGCCAAGCGTTTTGTAAAGAGGTCTCTTGCTGTTTTAAATTCTTCTCCGATGAACCCGAGCCTTAAAAGCCAAGTTCTCATTGCGTATTTGGGGTTTTCGTTCTGTTGGGGTTTGGGGCTTGCCGTGCTGACCGTTTTTGCCATTTGGCTGAGTGCAAGGCAAAGCTGAATGTAGCTCTTGAGCTGTCCGGCGTGTATTCCTCCTCGTCTTTCGGTGGTAGGGTTGTCAAACTGGAAAAGTCTGAACTCAACCGTTCCTTTTGTGAATGTGGCGTGAAGGTTAAGCATATGGTATCTTGTGCTGTTGTAATGGGCGCTTCTGCTTCCCCAATCTTCAGCGTACCAAATGTCTGCAAGGGCTGCCATCGTTCTTGGCTTTCTGAGGTTGAGCTTTGCAAGGAAGCTTGGGTTTACGGTTTGACAATATTGTGTTATTCTTCTGCGGTCAAGGTTTAAGGCTGAAATCAAAAGGCTTTCGTGGCTTGCCATAATGTTTGCGAGGTTTCGGAGGGTTTTGGCATCGTGTCCGTTTGCTCCGATGTGGCAATGTACTCCGCATCCGTGAAGGGGGTTGCTTATTGCTCCGGCTTTTCTTAGCTTTCTTGCAATTTCCTGCAGGTCCTCAATGTCATCGTAGTGAAGAATCGGAGTTCCAAGCTCTGCTTTCTCAAGATCCGAGCGTGCTATGATGCTCGAATCCTTTGTTATTTTCCAGGTTCTGCCTTTGTTGTCCTTGCAGCTCCAAGTGTCGTAGCCTCCGCCGTCGTGGCTTACTGTATGCTCTGTATCAAAGTGCTTGGCAACCACTCTGCAAGCCTTTTCCCTTGTGATGTTTGCCATCTCAATTTCAATGCCGATGGTCT